TGCTGTTCGGGCCCGTCGCCGCCCGGGCCCGGCAGCGACTCCCTGACGGCGCGACGTATTCCGGCTACCAGCGCCGCGCCCACAGCCGCCGCGTCATGTCGCTCTTCATCGGACAGGACGCGATGGCACTGTTCACCAACATGCTCGCCAACGCCATCGCCGGCGGCTTCGTCCTCTCGTTCGTGTTCGACCTCCCGTTCGGCCTGGGAGTCGCGCTCGTGCTGCTCATCCCCCTCGCCTACACGATCCCCGGCGGCTTCCGCATCTCGACCCTGACCGACCTGTTCACGATGGCCGCCATCCTCGGCGTCGTGGTCCTCGTGGCCATCGCGACGGTCGGGACCGCCGGCACTGCCACGCTGATCGACGGATGGCAGGGTGCCAACGGATTCGACGTGGCCTTCATCGCCGCTGGCCTCGGTCTGACGCTGACCATCCACCTACTCGCCGCGCCCTACAGCGATCAGACCCTGTGGCAGCGCGCGTGGGCCGCCCGCCCCGAGGATGTCCGCCGCGCCTTCTTCATCGGCGGCCTGCTGTTCGCGCCCGTCCCGATCCTGTGCGGAGCGGTCGGGATGGTCGCCTTCGGCTCCGGGATCGAGCTAGCAGACGCCCAGCAGGCGCTGTTCGCCGGCGCCGGCGCCTTCCTCCCGCAACTGGCCGTCTCGGCGCTAGGACTGGCCGTGCTGCTCGCCGTGGTGGACACCATCGACTCGTGCATGAGCGCCACCTCGGCCTTCGTCTCGGATGACAACACCCTCGGCTGGTCGGTGGCCGGTGGCCGGATGGCGATGACCGTGATGGCCGCGCTCGTGGCCGCCGTCGCGCTCGGTCCCGGGACCCCCTCGATCCTCTCGGTCCAACTACTCTATGGCGCCCTGTCCGGGTCGACGCTGCTCCCCGGCCTGATGGCCCTGTTCCGGAGCCGGCTCCCATCCGAGCCGGCCGTGTTCTGGGGGATGCTGCTCGGCCTGGTGGTCGGCCTACCGCTGTTCGTCTATGGCCTCTATGGGCCCGGTGGGGACATGGCCGTAGCCGGGGGGTTGGTCCTGACGGTGGGCGGCGCCGGCGTCATCACGTGGGCACTCGACGGCCTGATCGCCCGGCGCGGCACCTGGAAGCGTTGTCCGCAGTGTCAGCATCGGCTCATCCAGCAGGGCGATAGATGGGCGCCATGCCCAGAGCGCGGCTGTGGGTGCGGTCAGGATGAGGCGTTCATCCCGTTCTTCTACATGGGTTGATGTGGCCCGCTTCCTCCGCAAGGTCCCGCTTGCCGGCACGACGGTCATCGACCTCGCCCGTGAGCGCATCGCGCACTGCTATGACCTCTTCGACCACGTAGCGGTCATGATGTCCGGCGGCAAGGACTCGACGGTCACGATGTGGGTCGCCGTGGAGGTCGCCCGGGCGCTCGGCCGGCTCCCGGTCCGTGCCGTCTTCTGGGATGAGGAATGCATCCCGGCCCAGACGGTCGAGTTCATGGAGCGGATCAGGACGCAGCACGCCGATGAGGTCACGCTGGAGTGGCTGACCGTCCCGACGCAGTATCACAACTCGTGCTCGGTCGAGGAACCGTCGTGGTGGCCCTGGGGACCTGAGTTCGAGGACATCTGGGTGCGGCCGCGCCCCGCGGGCACCATCGAGCACCTGCCCGGCTACCCGGAGCACCCCAAGGAGAAGCGGCTCTTCCACATGGGCGCCAACGCCTACCTGTTCGACCCGAAGGTACACGGGTCCTCGGTCGTGCTCATGGGCATCCGAGCCGCCGAGTCGCTCATGCGGATGTCGGCGATCCTGACCCGCTTCGCCGAGCCATGGCTGCACGAGCACGATGTCAACGTGAAGGGCACGCTGGTCAAGGCGTACCCCATCTACGATTGGTCGACGCCCGACGTGTGGAAGGCCATGGGCGACTTCGGGTGGGACTACAACGAGGCGTATGACCGCATGGCGATGGTCGGGATCGCGCCGCACTATCAGCGGATCAGCAGCCCCTTCCACGTGGAGGCGCTCGCGAACCTCCGCATCTGGGCAGCGGCCTACCCCGAGGTCTATGACCGGATGGTCGCCCGCGTGCCTGGCGCCGCGACGGCGGCCCGCTACGCCGGCGGGGACCTGTTCGGCTTCGGCCGGGACGTGGAGCCGAAGCCCGAGGGGATGGCCTGGCGGGAGTGGGTAGTGGACATCATCCGCCGGCACCCCGAGGCGCGGCAGCGGTACATCGCCGATCACGTCGCCGGCTACATCGCCAGCCACTTCCGGAAGACGAGTGAGCCCATCGTCGCGCAGACCAAACACCCGCTGACCAGCGTCAGTTGGGACTACCTCGCCCGCTACGCGATGAGAGACGACTGGATCAACCGGAAGAAGCCGCGGCTCGATCGCGACCAGGCTGCGCGCCGTCGCGTCGCCTATGACGCCGAGCTAGCGGCCATCCGCACGGGCGGCCGCATGTGGGAGATACGGCCGTGACCGTCGCTGACCAGCCGGTCGGGTATGTCGAGTGGGTCGACCCCGAGACGCTCCGCGCCAACGACTACAACCCCAACCACGTCGCGCCGCCCGAGATGGCCCTGCTCAAGCTGTCCATCATGGAGAACGGATGGACGCAGCCGATCGTCACGCGCTCGCCGGGCGAGGACGGGATCGCTGAGATCGTCGACGGCTTCCACCGCTGGACGCTGGGACTTCACGATGAGGACATCCGGGCGCTGACCGGCGGGATGGTCCCCGTGGTCCGGCTCCGGAGCATCGATCCGGTGACGCAGCGCATGGCGACGATCCGGCACAACCGCGCCCGCGGGACGCACGCCGTCGTGAAGATGGCCGATATCGTGCTGTCCCTCGATGCGATGGGCGAGCCCCGGGACCGCATCGCGACCCGGCTGGGCATGGAGCCGGAGGAAGTGACGCGGCTATTGACCCGTGGCAAGATGTCAGCCCGGGGAGGCGCCGAGTGGTCACCCGGATGGGTCCCGGGAACGGAACAGGAGCGCGCCAAGGCGCTCGGAACGGAGGAATGATGCCGGTCAACCCTACAGACATGGACCCGCGCGCTGTCCGGATGGACCCCGCCCTGGCCCTCGCGCTCACCTTCGGGATGATCCGCGGCAAGGACCGCAAGGCCAGCAGGCCAGCCAAGAAGGGCGCCCGCCAGCGCCGCTATGAGCGCGCCCAGGCGCGCGTCGTCCGCGGCCGGCGCGCTGAGGCCGTCGCATGAAGTTCCTCGCCGTGTCCGTCCTCAGTGTCCTCGCCACGCTCGCCGTGCTCTGGGTCTGGGATGAGCTGGACCGGAGGGGCGCATGAGACGGCTCGCCATCGTTTCCACTGCCATCCTCGTGCTGCTGGCCGCGCCCGTCATCGCGGCCGCCGACCTCACCGCGACCCGCTGGCCAGCGCCGCCGCCGCGCGCGCTCGAAGCGGGCGACATCATCATGGGCGTCAGCCAGTGGGATGGCAGGAGCTGGACGTTACTCGATGCGGTGACCATCCAGCCCGTCCACACGCCCGATGTCTGCGGCCCGTCGGTGCCCACGATGCCGGGGGTCTGATGCCACACCTCATCATCGACCTGTCGCACGCGAGGGACCGCTGAATGGCCGGGCTGGGTGGGCGTCGCACCCTCCGGACGCCGGAGCGCCGGGAGCAGGTCCTCCGGATGCTGCGCACCGGCTCGACGCGCGAGGATGCCGCTCGGGCGGCCGGGATGGACCCATCCACGCTGCGGCGATGGATGCACGCCGATGCGCGGCTGCGACGCGAGCTAGACGAGGCCGAGGGGACGTGTCGGGTCCGGATGGTCGCGACCATCGTGGATGCCGCCTGGGGCCGCCCAGCGCAGTACGATGACGCCGGCAATCAGATCAGGGCCGAGGTCCGGCCCAACGCCGTGCATGCCGAGTGGTACATGGAGCGCCGCGACCCGCTGAACTGGGGCCGCCGGCTCACCATCGACATCAAGCAGGCCATCCGCGCCTATGCCGAGCGGGAGGGCTTCGACTACGAGGAAGTGGTGGCCGAGGTCGAGAAGCTCATGGATGAGCACGCGACCCTGATGCGCCGCAACTAGGGGGTCCCGATGCCCGGCAACGGGAACCGCCACATGCCGGGCGAGGTCATGACCGCGTTCGTGCCCCTCGCGATCGCGCGTCTGCGGGCCCGCCGAGCGGCGCCGCGGGTCCGGCGCTACTGGGAGGACCCGACCGGATGGGTGCACGACCGGATCACCTTCGCTGAGGGCGATGGACCGACGGCCTACCAGGACGAATGCCTGACCGCGGTCGGTGTCCGCCACCGTGCGACAGCGCGCGGCCCTCATGGCCTCGGGAAGACCAGCATCGCCTCGTGGGTGATGCTCTGGTTCATCGAGACGCGCGAGGCCGCCGGCGTCGACTGGAAAGTCGTGACGACGGCCGGCTCGTGGAGCCAGCTACGCAACTTCCTGTGGCCCGAGCTTCACAAGTGGGAGCGGATGATGCGTCCGGCGTCGGGTTGGGCACAGGGCAGCGAGCTACTCCAGATGAGCGTCAAGCTCCGGCTCGGACAGGCGTTCGCGGTCGCCTCGAACAAGCCCGAGCTGATCGAGGGTGCTCACGCTGACCAACTGCTCTACATCTATGACGAGGCGAAGTCGATCCTGCCGGCGACGTTCGATGCCTCGGAGGGTGCGTTCTCCGGGGCCGTCGCTGACCGGGACGCCTACGCCTGGGCAGGCTCCACGCCGGGCGCCCCGGTCGGGCGCTTCGCTGACATCCACCACCGCCGGCCCGGGTACGAGGACTGGTGGGTCAAGCACGTCACCCTGGAGGACGCCATCGCGGCCGGCCGGATCAGCCGGGCATGGGCCGACCAGCGCGCGAAGCAATGGGGCGAGTCCTCGGCCATCTATCAGAACCGCGTCCTCGGGGAGTTCGCCGCTGAGGACGCTCAGAACGTCATCCCGATCGCCTGGGTGGAGGCCGCTATCGAGCGGTGGCGTATGCTCGGCGGCGGCTATGCCCCGTTCATCAACGTCGGCGTCGATGTGGCCCGCTACGGCGAGGACCGCACCACCCTGGCCCTCCGTTTCGGGGATGCGATCGCCGAGATTCGCACCTATGCGAAGGCCGAGACGATGGAGACGACAGGACATGTCGCCGGCGTCCTGCACGCCAATCGAGGCGAGGCCGTCGTGGATGTCGTGGGACTCGGCGCCGGCGTGGTCGACCGCCTCCGGGAGATGAGGCTGGCCGTCGTGGCGTTCAACGCGGCCGGCCGCTCGGATCACCTCGATCGCTCGGGGGAGCTAGGCTTCGTCAACCGTCGCTCGGCCGCATGGTGGAACCTCCGCGAGATGTTGGACCCCGCCTTCGATCCCGTCGTGGCACTGCCGCCCGATGAGGAGCTGCTCGGGGACCTCGTGACGCCGATGTACCGCGTGGTATCCGGTGGCCGGATCGCCATCGAAAGCAAGGACGATATCCGTAAGCGGCTCGGCCGGTCGACCGACAAGGGAGACGCCGTGGTCCAGTCATACGCCCTGCCCGAGCCGGCCGACTACGAGGGCGTCGTGGTCTGGGATGATCCCGTGGACATCGGGGGAGGCTACTGATGACAGGCCAGGACTAGGGGGTTGACATGTCTACCCGCCCCGGGTAACGTCCTCTCATCAACGGACCCGGCCCGATCACTGGCTCCGCGTCTATGGCGATTAGGGGTTGACAAGTCTACCCGCGCCCAGTAGGGTGAAGCCTACCAACACCCGCCCCGGCCGGCAGCCGGATGGAAAGGACCCGACCGATGACCAAGCCCGACCTCGAAGCCTCGACCTTCCACCGCCCGGCGTACCGCTACATCCGCGCGTCGGATCGCCTCCCCTCCACGGCCGATGCCCGCGCACTCGGCGACCGCGCCCGCGTCGCCGTCAAGCTCTTCAACCCGACAGGCATCGGTACGTGGTTCATCACTGGCTACGATCCCGAGACACGCCTCGCGACCGGCATGGTCGTTCTGCACGAGGCCGAGGTCGGCGACTTCCACATGGGCGAGCTGGTCAGCTTCCGCGGCCGCTTCGGCCTACCGCTGGAGCGCGACCTCGGCCTACATTCGAACATCAGCCTCGGTAGCGTCCGGTCAGGCGCTCGGCCATGACCGCCATCGCCATCGTCGGCTGGGGACAGGCACTCGCCAACCCGGCGCTCCGATGCAGTGATGCGTTCGCGGGCTACCCCGAGTCGATCGTCGGGCTAGCCGGTGGCGCGTCATGCGAGACGCTGGTAGCCGGACGCGGCTGGATGTGCGACGTGCACGCCGCCGCGTCGGCCTACGTCCTGGACGTGCTCATCTCGGACATCGAGCCGGCCGAGCGCAAGGCCAGCGGCAAGGCCGGCCCGGTCGACCCCGAGGCCCGCGCCCGCCGCGACGCCGCCCGCGCCTTCGTGGCGAGCTACGCCGGCAGCAACCCGTTCGTGCTGGACATCAAGAGCCGGCACGACCGGGCGCCGGCACAGCTACGCCTGACCCCGGCGATGGTCGACGCTCTCTTGAAGGCTCGGGACCGCGAGGCCGCACAGGCAGCCGAGGCCGTGGTCCCGGATCGCCTCGATGAGGCCGTGGCGTGGCTACGGGCAGCGACGGGACCGGGCACCACCATCCACAACGAGTTCGCCGAGTCTGTCCTCGCCGGCTATCAGCGCTTCGGCCGGCTGACCGATCGACAGCTAGAGGCCGTGCTGCGGAGCGTCGACCGAGACGCTACCGCTGCTGTCCCCCAGGAGGCCGCAGGGCGGCCCAAGGCGGCCGCTACGGCCGAGGGCTACTACCGGGACGGCGAGACGGTCTACAAGGTCCAGTTGGCGGTCCACGGCTCGGGCCGCCCCTACGCTAAGCGGCTCGTGGTCACGGCGCCCGGCGAGGCGTCATGGGAGTACGCTCCCGGCATGGTTCGAAGCCTGACCGAGGACATGCGCCTGACGCTCGATGAGGCCGTGGCGTTCGGTCGCCTCTA